GCCTTGACCGGCGAGTCTGGCTTCTTGGCGATGTTATCGACCACCAGAACCGCGTTCTTTTCGGTGTGCGTGATCAGCGACCAGACCAATGCAACGCCGGCAGAAAGGCCAGACGCCAAGAACCCAACCACCACATCGCTCGTAAAGAACGACGTGACCTGATCTGCGCTGATAAAGCCTGACTTCGAAACCCAGCCGGCCACGGCGCCAGCGAGCAGCGCAAGAACCCATCGGGCCGCGCCCTTTATTTGTTCTGGGGTAAACATGATATCTCCATTCCTTGATTGCATGATGCCGTCACGCGGCGGTTTTGTTTATTGTGTCCCACACCTGAGGGCCGGCCACGCCGTCCTCAGCAAGTCCATGCGCCTTCTGGAAGGCCTTCAATGCCTTCTCAGTATTGGCACCGAAAAACCCGTCAATCTCAGCGCCCTTCAAACCAATCCCGGCCTGCATCATCTTGACCAGCTCACCCCGCGCCTTAATGCGCAGCGTGACGGGCGGCGGGACATAGTTGTTCGCTTCAGGCGCTTGTGCCGCGGCTTCCGCCACTAGCCCGCCGATGTTCCAGCTTTTCGGATTGTCGAACTCGGCCTCAAGCTCCGTCACCGAAACGTGCGTGTGATGATTGTGTGGGTTCGCCCCGCTGTACGGGCGCCACGTCCAGGCATTCGGACCGCTCTTGCCCGCCGCGATCTTTCGGTTGCTGATGACATAGCGGACGCGCTGGTCCTTGTTTTTCAGCAGCATCTCGGCAAAGGCGTAGGCGTCGAACCCGGTCTCAGGCGCGTGCGTGAAATCAAACGCCCGAACCACGCCCTGCCCCTTCACCACGATATAGGGGTTGTGATCGCTGTTTCGGGCCGCGTGCTCGGCATTGCCGATCCCACCATCGCTGTCCTTGCGCCGATGTGGATTTTCAGCGTTCACCTGGTCCAGAAGCGTCTTGATGCTCTTTGCAAGGCGCCATGCCATGACATTCTCCGGTTGCACTATTTTTAGTTGTGGTAGTAGAGTCCCGCCCGAAGCCGGGAGTATTGCAATGCGCATAAGACCCGCGCAGATGACTGACGCCGAGACGCTGTTCCGTTGGCGGAATGACCCGCTAACCAGATCCATGTCCAAGTACGTCGAGCCGATCGCGTGGCCGGATCATTTGAAGTGGTTGACCGCCCGGCTAACGCGAGAAGCCCCGAACCTTTTCATTGGCGAAATTGACGGAGAGCCCGTCGGAACATTCCGCGTGGACGGTGACGAGATTTCCTACACAGTCGCGCCAGAAGCAAGAAGGCGGGGAGTCGGCTCCGCCCTACTATCTAAGGCGGAAGAACGGTTCGGCGCTCTTCGAGCCGAGATATTCAAACGGAATACCGCTTCGATCAAAGTAGCTAAGCGATCGGGGATGATGGTCCACATACTCGATTAGCTTCACATCCGCGCCTTCACCATCAGCGTGTTGATCGAAGACTCGTTCCACGTTTGCCCAAACGAACCATCCGAGTTTTCCAGCGCTGCGATGTAGTGAAGCCCGATGGCTGGGGTAACGAACACCGGTTGGCCTCCACCATGCTTTACACCCGCCGCAACTGCGGTCTGCCCGATAAACCGGTTTCCGGTATAGGCAGTGATGCTGTCATACCCAACACCCCAATTACCTCCGGCCCCAACGGATGCGGTATTGGTCAAACTCGCATTGTAGGTTGCGTCCACAGCATCCTCCGAAAGACCGACAACGAAACTGACCTGATTGCCGGCACTCGCTCGCGCCTGCCGTACAGTGGTCGGCAAATAGCTGTAAGTTGCTCCATTATCGATGACGGTCGCAACCGCATTGACGCGGTTATAGGTATTCCAGACACCAAGAAAACCAGCCGTGCCGCCCGACGCGCTGCCGCCAAGAATCCAGTCAAGTTGGGAAGAAGCGTTGCTGCGCGTAGTTCCGACATAGGTTCCACGCTGCGCAATCGGACCGTTGGTGATACTCACGTTGTTGAGCAGGATGCCATTGACCATGACAAGCGCCGTGCCTGCCGAACGCAGGGTGTCGTTGGTCCAGTCGGGACCGTGGCTCAATCGGATTGTTCCGCTGTCGCTCCAGACAAACCAGTCGTTGATTTTGCTGGCGCCGATCGCCGCAGGATTCTTGGCCGTGTCAGTGGTGGCAATTGACAATTCGGAAAATGCAGCCGGAACGAGATTGGTGCCGTTATACAGGCTAAGCCCATTCCCATGGTAGGGCGTATAAAACAAAGTCGTCTTGGCGTTCAGCGTCGAAGTCATTACCGTGACGCCGCTTGCGAGCGTCAACCGTCCTTGAGGGGTCGGGCCCAGTAAGGCCGAAGCCGAGGCGGCTGCTGCTGCTGCAGAAACAGCGGCTGCTGCGGCGGAAGCTGCAGCCGTGGCGATAATGTTCGTGGTCATGTAAACGGAGAACGAGATATTATCCGTTCCGAGATTTGGCTCGTCCGTATCGCAGACCCACGTATTCGTCGCGAGCGTAGATCCCTCCTGGATAAAGACCATCATTCCCTTTCGGATGGTCCGTGGGGAGGCAAAATCCGGGGCCCGCTTCCATGTGCCGGCCGACGCCGTATAGATGCCGTTGGCCGTTGCGTCCGTCTGGTTCTTGACCAGCACTCGATCGCCCGCAACGGTTACCACTCCGTCAACCGTCAGCAATCCCGCCAAAGCAAGATTTGCCGTCGATGCCAGACGGGCAGGCTCTTTGTCGCCCGCCAATAGACGAACGGCAGCGGTCTCTCTTGCCATGCGATTTCCTTAGACTTGTCTGACCAGATAGCCGAACCCGCCGGCAGCATCGAAAGTGCCGCCACGGGCCATCCCGATCTTCACCTCAAGAGCCACAAGCTCCAGGAAGTAATTGTCTGTAATACCGGAGCCCAGCCCGGATAATCCGGGCAGTTCCGGCGGCCGATCCGGCGGGATCATGAGGCTGATATTGATCACCTCTTCAACCCCGCCGGATAGCTTGATCGTTGCCCACCGTCCGGGCTTAACCAACGCCAAGCGCCCACGAGTGGCAGGCGCCGAGCGCGTTGGATACTGGGTGACGGCAGGAGTTGGCATTACACCGCGACCATCGTCATGCCTACATCCTGCCCGTTCATCAGCGTCGCGTTGAACATGCAGCTCAGGTCAGTGATGGTGCCAGTCTTCACCAGCGTCACCTGGATGTCGATCGTTTGCGTCACGCCAACCGCGCCAGTTGCCGCCGATACGCTGTAGGCCAGCGTCAGCGTGCCACCAGAGGCGGCGGTCGCGATCTGTGCCAGAGCAAGCGTTGCCGCAACACCAACCACGGTAGCACCAGTCTGCCGGGCCAGCGCAATGAAGCCCGTTGCGACGCGGGTGGACTCGCTGGCATCCGTGCCGGCGCCGAGCCACGCAACCAGATCGATCTTGATACCGGCGTTCAGCATCCCGTTCGGGACCGTCACGCGGATAATGGAGGTCGCGGTATTGTCAACGATGGCGGCTTTCAACCCGACCAGTTGGGAAACATTGCCTGCATATCCGGGCCGGTTGCCCTTCTCAACACCGCTAGTGCGGTTGCGTCCGTAGCCTCGTGCCATTTCATTTTCTCCTGAGGAGCCGCCTCTAGGGCGGGATTAACGGGCTGCCGGCCCGTGCGGAACGCAAAAAACCCGCATGGCGGGCTGCACGCGATTGTTGAATGTTTAGTCGAGAGCGGGTTGGACGACGTGCCGGATCATTTGGCGCATACCCAAATAGGAATTGAACAGAAACAATCGTTCAACAGCGCTTCTGTCTGCTTTGGTAACCTCTTCGCCGTCCACCATCTTTTTCGGAAGACCAGCAACAGTCAAAGCGTCATCGCCCAGCCCTATCGTAGGACCAAGTAGCGATCCAAATTTGTTGCGGTTCTGGTTCTTCTGAGAAATAGAGCCCGTTTCATCGAACGCTTTGATAGGCGATTTTATCGGATTGAAGTTGGTGGCCTTCTCGAAGGTGTTAGCCAATTCCATTGGCACAGCGAAAATGCCGGCCTTGTCGAGACCTTCGCC